TATATGACTAACATAGGTTTTGCAACAATTCACTATGGCTAAAAAAAGTGTATCTCTAGCAGTAGGTCGAGGAGAAAAACTCCCTGTATCGCAAGGTGCAGGCCTTACTGCTAAAGGTCGTGCTAAATATAATAGAGCTACAGGCTCTAATTTAAAAGCCCCGCAACCACAAGGTGGTCCTCGCAAAAAGTCATTCTGTGCAAGAATGTCTGGTATGCCGGGTCCTATGAAAGATGAAAAAGGTCGTCCAACTAGAAAGGCAGCGTCATTAAAACGCTGGAACTGTAAATGATTAAACATTTAACTGAAATAAATGAACATACGAAGCACATTATTGATTGGGCTTCTATTGTTACCGTATTGGGAACATTGGCAAATATTCTTCCAGCTATGGCAGCTTTATGGACTATTGTATGGACAACCATACGTATATATGAAACTAAAACTGTACAATCTTGGTTAAAAAAGAAAAATGCCGAGCAAGAGTAAAAAGCAACACAATTTAATGGCAGCTGTGGCACATAACCCAGCATTTGCTAAAAAAGTAGGAATTCCTGTCTCTGTTGGTAAAGATTTTTCAGCTGCTGACAAAGGCAAGAAGTTTGGGTCTGGAGGTCGTGCGGACTTACAGAAAATTAACGCGTCAAAGACTAAACATGGTCAAGACGCAATTTTAAGTAAAGGTGAAAATATTATGGCTAAAAAAATGGCAAAAGGCGGCATAGCTGCTTCAAGTATGGGTAAAGTTAAAACTGCTGCTCCTAGTCGTGACGGTGTTGCTACTAAAGGTAAAACTAAAGGCACAGTAATTAAAATGTGTGGCGGCGGCAAAGCTAAAAAATAAGGAGCTAACATGGCTTATAAAGACTTAACACCAAAACAAAAGTATGATTCAGCTATTGCTGCTGATGAAGAAAAATGGGAGCCGGGTACCGAGATTAGAAAACTTGTAAGAGAAAAACTTGGTATGGATAATGAAAATATGGCTAAAGGTATTGAGTTAAAAGCTGGTAAGCCAAGTTCAGATAAACCTTATGAGTTAAAACCTGAGCTTAAGAAAAAAGGTGGTTCAGTATCTTCAGCTTCTAAACGCGCTGATGGCTGCTGCATTAGAGGAAAGACAAGAGCATGAGACCTTCTCGTGGTATGGGTGATATAGCCCCATCTAAAATGCCGAAAGCAGTTAAAAAGGCTCGTCGTGATGATACTGATTTTACTCAGTATAAACAAGGCGGTAAGGTAGGGCTTTACGCAAATATTCATGCGAAACAAAAAAGAATAGCTGCAGGTTCTGGCGAGAAAATGCGCAAACCTGGTTCTAAAGGTGCACCAACTAGACAGTCCTTTATTAACTCAGCTAAAACCGCAAGGAAAAAATAATGGCAACTACAGGTCTAAGTACATTCAATTTAGACATGAACGAAATAGTTGAAGAAGCATTTGAAAGATGTGGAAAACAACTTCGTTCAGGTTATGACTTTCGCACGGCTAGACGCTCAATCAATTTATTAACAATTGAATGGGCTAACAAAGGTATTAATCTTTGGACAGTTGAGCAAGGTCAAATTGTAATGAATACAGGCCAAGCCATTTACCCACTTCCTGTAGATACTATTGATATACTTGATGCTGTAACGCGTCAATATAATGGTATGCAAACAAATCAGATTGATATTAATATTAGTCGCATTAGTGAATCAACTTATTCTACGATTCCTAATAAAAATGCTACAGGTCGTCCAATTCAAATGTATGTAAATCGTCAATCTGGTAATGTTGCAGATATTCCACAAACAACAGTAGCTACAGGATATCCAATCTCATCATCAGATACAACCATTACATTAACATCAGTTACAGGACTTCCAACAGTAGGATTTATTAATATTGATAATGAAACAATTGGGTATCAAAATATAGTAGGTAATCAAATTTTAAATGCATGGCGTGGTCAAAATGGTACAACAGCTGCAAGTCATGTTGCAGGTGCTAGTGTATATGTAAATTATTTACCAAGTCTTAATGTTTGGCCAACACCAAATCCGCCCGGTAATCAGTACACACTTGTATATTATCGTATGCGTAGATTACAAGATGCAGGTAATGGAGTTAATACAGAAGATATTCCATTCCGCATGATTCCTGCTATGGCTGCAGGTTTAGCCTATCATTTAAGTGTAAAACTTGAAGGTGTAGATGCACAACGTATTATGGGATTAAAAGCAGCATATGAAGAAACATGGGACCAAGCTTCCGCAGAAGACCGAGAGAAAGCTTCAGTACGTTGGGTGCCAAGAAATACATTTTATTATAGATAAAAATGCCAACTAAATATTCTAGTGGAAAAAATGCAATTGCTGAATGTGATAGATGTGCATTTAGATACAAGTTGCATGAATTACGCACTGAAATTGTTAAAACTAAACCTTATAGAATTAAAGTATGTAAAGCTTGTTTTAATCCTGACCAGCCACAGTTATTACTTGGAACTTTTCCCGTATTTGACCCACAAGCCGTACAGGAACCACGTCCAGATGTGTCGTACTATGTATCAGGGCAGTCAGGTGTATTAACAAATTTATATGATGCTAATGTAAATAATCAAGACGAATTTGGTTACCCAGAAGCAGGTAGTAGAATCTTCCAGTGGGGGTACAATCCTGTTGGTGGTGCAAGAAGTAATGATACAGGTTTAACACCAAATGACTTGATATGTATCACACAAGTCGGTACAGTAACAATATCTACAACATAAGGAGCAGTAAAATGGCAGAAAAAGATAAAGCAGATTTATCGCAAGATAAAAAGCTTATTAAAAAAGCTTTTAAAATGCATGATGCACAGGAACATAAAGGTAGTAAAGGTACTAGTTTAGCTAGTCTTAAAAAAGGTGGTCCAACTTCAGCAGATATGAAGAAAATGGGTCGTAATTTAGCACGTGCAGCTAATCAACGCGGTTCTTCAAGAGGTCGATAACATGGCTATAGAAAATAAACCAGCAAGCGCTTATACAGGATTTGAATATCCTACAGGCGGTAGTGATAACGATATTGGTGTATACAAACAACCAATGCCAAGTCCAGTTGCTAATGAAGCAAATACTGTGCATACAGAAGGTAATAATCTTGATGATTTAAAAATAAGTATTGGTAATAATACTAAAGGATATAAACAAGATAATCCTTATGGCGTTGGCGAAATGCGTGGTTATGGTGCAGCAACTAAAGGCCGTAAAATTAGTGGAAAAATGGGCTAATGAATTACGAAGTTTTATATAACAGTATTCAAGCATATGCCGAGAACACCGAAGCGTTGTTCGTGGCTAATATTCCTGTCTTTGTGCAAGAAGCTGAAGACCGTATATATAACTCAGTTCAAATTCCAGCTTTGCGTAAAAATGTAACAGGTACATTAACATCAAGTAATAAATATGTATCACTACCCAATGATTGGTTATCTAATTATTCTATTGCAGTTATTGATGCATCGGGTAATTACACATATTTATTAAATAAAGATGTTAACTTTATTCGTGAAGCATATCCAAATCCTACTAAAACAGGATTACCTAAACACTATGCGTTATTTGGTTCTCAATATACAGATATTAATGAAATGTCTCTTATCTTGGGTCCTACGCCGGATTCTAGTTATAGTGTAGAAATGCATTACTATTACTATCCACCCACTATTGTACAAGGTCAGATTACGACACTTAATACTGCATCGTTCAGCGGTGGTTCACTATATACCAACGGGGTATATCAGAATATTCCTCTTACAGGTGGCTCTGGTTCTGGTGCATATGCAGATATTGTAATTAGTGGTGGTAGCGTTACATCAGTAGCATTAAGATATGGTGGTAATTTTTATGTTGTAGGTGATTCACTATCAGCCGCAACAACTACAATCGGTAGCTCAGGTTCAGGATTTAGTATTGCAGTAACTGCAATTAGTAATACAAACGGTACATCATGGTTGGGTGATAATTATGACCCAGTACTTCTTTATGGCGCTATGCGTGAAGCAATGTTATTTATGAAATCTGAAGCTGATTTAGTTACATACTATGAACAAAAATATCAAGAAGCACTACAACAACTTAATAGACTTGGTACAGGCCTTGAAAGAGGTGATGCATACCGTGATGGTCAAGCTAGAATACAGGTTAACCCATAATGGAAACAAGTAGAAATGCTGCTATAGCAAAAAATGAAAATAGATATATAACGGGAATTCCATGCCCTAAAGGGCATATAGCACCTAGACGTACAAAAACAGGTGAATGTATTAAATGCAGAAGCATACATTTAATAAAATGGAGAAAGATAAATCCCGAAAAAGTCAAACAGCATAATAAAACACAATATGATACTCACTATTTAAAACTTAGAGCCGCAGTAAAAAATTATTATATTCATAATAAAGATAAAGTTATTAAATACACAAAAGAATATAGGAAAAATAATCCTCATATATTTGCAAAAATTTCTGCCAAACGTAAAGCCGCGGTTTTAAATAGAACACCAAAATGGTTATCAGAATTTGATAAATTAAAAATAAATTGTATATATCAAATTGCAGCAATGTTAACAAAAGTTAACAAAGAACCCTGGCACGTAGACCATATTATTCCATTACAGGGAAAGCTAGTATCAGGATTACATGTACCAAATAATTTACAAGTAATACGAAGAATAGATAATATAAGTAAAAGTAATAAATACGAGATAATATAATGCCAATAGCTCAAGGACTCACTACTATATTCAAGCAAAATTGCTTAAACGGTTTGGAAAATTTTTCCAATACGTCACCTTATACATACAAGGTTGCTTTATATAATGCTAACGCTAATTTAGATAATTCAACAACTTCATATACAACTACAAATGAAGTTACAGGTACAGGATATACAGCAGGTGGGTCTGTATTAGTTCCTATAGCACCTGCATCAAACACAACTGCAAATACCGCCTATGTGTCTTTTAATAATGTTACTTGGAGTCCAGCAGCATTTACTTGTAGAGGCGCTTTGATATACAATAGTACAACCGGTTCAGCTGTTTGTGTGTTAAACTTTGGGTCTGATAAAACCTGTACTAATTCATTTACAATAACTTTTCCAGCGGACACTGCCACGGACGCTGTAATACGATTTTCCTAGGAGTATATTATGCATAAAGAAAAACAAGGTTTTGGAGACCAAGCTACCATCACGTTAAATGCTGGTGCAAATTCCAATGAAGTATTAGGTGTTGAAGGACACTACCACGTTGTATGTCACGATAAAGATGGCAATTTAAAATGGGAAGAAAAGTTCCCTAACTTAGTTGTTGCAGCAGGTAAAGAGCTATTACTTAATACTTTACTCCGTACATCAGGTACATATACAACAGTCGGACCATTCTTAGGTCTTACTAAAGTATCATTAACACCAGCAGCTACAGATACGATGACTACATTAGTAACAACTAATGCAGCCGAGTTTACTAACTATACATATGGTGGTTCAGCAGTTCGTGGTACAGCTACATTTACGGCTGCAACTTCAACAGGTACAACACCATCTAACGTTACAACTTCAGCAGCAGGCGCTTTAACTTACACTATCACAGGTGCAGGTGGTACAGTTTATGGTTGTTTCTTAGTGACAGGTTCTGGTGCTGTAAATACACAAAGCTCAACAGCAGGTACTTTATACAGTGAAGGTAATTTTGCAACAGCTAAGGTAACAACAGCTGGTGATACAGT